AGCGGCCTCAAGATACTTCTTCCACCCGATGAGGCGCATCCCGATGGAGGTCTGCGCGGTGGTGGCCGACACCAGGAACGGGGTCACGAACAGCAGGGACGGATTGGTTCCGCTGACCGCAGCCGTGTTGATGTCCCACAGCAGCACGTTCCCGGTCCCCGAAGTGCCGCTAGACGGCACGGTCGTGGTCAGGACGGCCGAGGCCGCGTTGTAGGTGGCCGGGACGGACGCGGCCGAAGCCTTGCGGAAGTTTTCCTGCGGGGTCGTAATGGGGGGCATCAGAGTTCTCCTCGGCGCTTCATGTCGAGCGCAATGGCAACCGCCTGGTCCTGCGGCTTGCCTTCCTTGATGAGTGTGCGGATCTTGTCGCTGACGGCCTTGTCGGCCTTCTCCATGAGCTTGAGGCCAGCCTTGTCCTGCTCGGTCTCGCAGTCGGCGCATTCGGTCTTGTCATCGGCCTTGGCGGCGGTGGCCTTCGCGCCGGGGCGGGAGTAACGATTGCGAGGCTTACGCGCATTATCCAACTCGGCAAGCATTTTTCGCGCTTCTTCGGCGCTAATCATCTCTGCGGCGGTCGCGTATTCAATGTCTTCCTTGCCATGTCGCCGAATCTCGGTGATTGCGGCGTTTCCCTGATCTCCATACCGATCAAGGTGCGCAACGCGAGATTGATGACGGCGATACAATTCAGCAAGATCCTTTGGATTGAATCGCAATCCCATCTTCGCCTTCGCGCCGGGGCGGGAGAATTTGGCGGCGCGCTCAAGGTTCTGCGTGAAGCCACGCAGCTCGGCGGCCGGCTTGCCAATGCGATCCCACACGCGGACGGCGATCTGCGCCGCACGGCCAGCCTCAACCTCAAAGCGATTCGCGTCCGCCGTGTTGCCCTGCTTGAGCAGTCGGTTGGCAGCCTGGGTGTTGTCGTAGTAGTCGATCAACGCCTTCTGCAACGCATCACGCTGCGGGCCAGCAGGAACGCCAGCAATGGCGTTGCCGACGATGCCGAGCGCAGCGGACTTGTCCATCTTTGCCTTCGCGCCGGGGCGAGAAGCCTTGGTCGCATCTTGCGCGGCCTTGACAAGCGACGCTGGAAGGATGCGAACGACATCGGGCGATGACATCCGAACCTGAGCGTAGGCGCGATGCGTTTGACCGGACTGCGCATAGGTAGCAATCTCGCGCAGATGATCAGCGATGCTTGCTGCTTCCCATTCAGCGTTCATTCCCGAATCGGTGCGCTTGCCCTTGCTCTCTTTGGCCTTCTTGTCGTACTCCTTGGCAAGGCGCTTGAGCGCGTTGAGATCAGACGAGCTGAATGACGGTTGTGCAAACGCCGCCTTCGCGCCAGGACGCGCAAACACCCCGAGCCGCTGTTCGATTTCGTTGCGAATGTCGTTCATGCCTTCCATCGTAGCGTCCTCTCTTGCGATTTACGCATTTACAAATCCGGGATCGGGAATCTGCCGCGTGTCAATGAGCTGCTGGCGCTTCCCGTTGTGCCGCTTCAGCGCGGCGTAGTTCACGTTGCCATCCACATCCGTCCACCCGCGCTCAAGGGCGCGCGCCGCTGGCACGGGTATCAAAGAGCATCGACAATTACTCACGATCAAACCGTCAGCGAGTAGAATGCCGCTGCTGCTTCGGAAGTCATACACATGCCCCTCCCACTTAGAAACAACATCGACATCGACAACATCGTCAAGCGTTACCGTGCCGGCGAAAGCACCAACCAAATCGCCAAATCGCTCGGCGTATCTCGTGGTGCGATTGATCGACGCCTCCTCAAGCGAGGCATCAAGCTCCGCACGCAGGGGGAGGCCGAAACGCTCAAATGGAGCGGAATCAAGCAAGATCCGGCTGCCGTCAAACGGCAATGCGGGGCGGCTTGGGCTGCCGTTCGTGGCCGAAAGCGAAGCATGGACGAATTGACCCGATGCGCCAAATCCAAGGCTCGGCTGACCAGCCCCGACGAGCTGCCGCTCTTGGAGGCTATTCGCGCCTTGGGCGTTGAACACATCGAACATCAGTACCCGGTCGGTCCTTACAACGTCGATTTCGCCATGCGCGCTAATGGCATCGCCATCGAACATATGGCCGTTGGCCTTCGCGCTGACAGTCGTACGGGTTACAGCCTTCGCCGCGAGCGCGTTGAATATCTGCAAGGCCGTGGGCTGCAAGTAGTTGCCCTTGTTGTATCCAAGTCCTTCCGTCGCGTTCACGGGTTGGACGCTGCGGCGCAGCATCTTGTCGCCAACCTTGACAGCGTGGGCCGGAATCCACCCCCGGTCGGTCAGTATTGGGTGATTGGCTGTCGCTGCGATAGTGCCACCCGACCGCGTATTGAGGTGTACCAGCGCACCGCAATATGACGTACGGAAGCCCATGTCCACGGCCCCCTCAACAGGTTGCCAAGACGGGAAACAGTTGAATCCGCACGGCGGTGCGATCCCTTGGCGGTCGAACATCTCCATCGTGCCGATGTAGCCATCCAAGCCCTGATGCGTGGGCCGCGTTCGGTTGTCCCCGGTGGCGCTGTATTCCACCAGCGGCACGAACGCCTGCACCTTCGGTTCGCGCAGGGTCTCCGCAAGCCCCTCCGTGGCCGCTCGGTTGGTATTCGTGCGTAGCACGGTTTCAAGGCGCGCCGTGGTCAGGTGCGTCCCCGTGATCGCCTGGGTGGTGGTCACGAAGTCGCCGAGGTTCATCTTGCGTATCCACTTGCCCACCACGGACTTGCCGGGTTTCTCTTCGATGACGCGGGCAATCAGCTCCTGCGTCTGCCGCGTCTGCTTGGGGTTCATGGCGGTCACGAAGAACGTGCCGTCCGTGATCCGCTTGGCCGTGGAGATTTGCCCACCCTGGGGGTTGGATGTGATCCCGCGCAGGAGCGAATCAAGCACCGGGTTACGGGCGCGCATATCAGGCAGGGCGTTGTCGCGCTCGTGGTCGGCCACCTCGCCTCCGCTGCGCTGGGCGGCCTCAATCAGCACATCCCAATCCGTGCGCGAAATCGGCACGCGGGTGCGAAACCAGTTGGCAATGGGGGCGAGGAAGTCGCGGCCGAAGCCCTCCAGCGCAATGCCCGTTTCCAAGCGGTCAAAGGTCAGGGCCGTGTTGTCCTCAAGCATCCCCGCCACGGCCTCGTCCGGGATCTTGGCCTTGTCGATGGCCTCCCGTGCGCCGAAGAGCCACGAGGCCATCAGGAGGGCCGCCGTTGCCTCGTGGAACGTCCGCCAATGCTCCGCGCCCGTTTCCCCGAGTACCTGGGCTGCGATGCCCCTGCGGTACGCCTGCTGCGCCTCTTTGAGGACGCTGCGGAGGTGCTTGTCTAGCTCGGCGCGGTTCATGCCTTGCGCTTGCGCTTGCGGACGGCCACGACCTTGGGAGCCTGCGGGGCGGGTTCGTCACCCTCCGGGGCATCGTTGCCCATGCCGAGCATGGCTGCAATGGGGTTGTCCCCGCCGGCAGACTTGCCGCCAAGGACGGGTTCGCCGTCCATCGGTTCGGCAAGGCCAAGAAGGTCGCGCACCTCGCGTTCGCTGACGCGGCCGCCGAGGGCCACGAACTTCTCCACGGCCTCTAGGCGCTCCTTGGTGTCCGGGCGCTCCGGGGCGAAGTTGAAACGGATGGCGCGAGCTTCCTCATCGGACGCGCCGAGCATCTTGGCGACCACGCGCACGAGGTCGGTGGTGATGGATTCCGCCAGCGCGTCCGCGTGGTAGCGGATGACGCGGGACAGGGTGTCAGCGTGGAGGTCGGCAACGCCGGAGCCAAGGCCCGTGCTGCCCGCCTCGCTCGAGAGCGATTGCCCCAGGATGGCCTCCTTGAGCTTGCTGCTGCACCAATCGACCATCTCCATGAAGATCTGTGCGCGGCCTGCGTTCGCGTCCTTGATGTCGATGTCGTACATCGACTCGTTCGGGCCGATACGCGGCAGCACCACCGAGTTGTCGTTGACGAGGTTCTGAAGAACCGTCAGCATCTCGTTCTTTGCCGCATCGTTGCCAGCGGGGTAGTAGCCCACCCGGATGCCGAGCGCGTACCGCTCCGCGTAGGCGGCGGCGTTCTGAAGGATCTCCTGCTTCAGCAGCCAAATGTACCAGCAGACATCGCGTGCGCCCACGCCGCGGTAGACCTGATCGGCGCTGTTCGGGTCGATGAAGTTCGGGGCGGTCGTGAACACGCGGTGCAGCACCACGGCGCGCCGCTCGTTCTCGTCAAACAGATGAACGAGAGAGTCAAAGCCAAGATCGGTGACGGACGCCTCGTTGATATATGCCGATCCAACGCGCATGGCAAGGTTGCCGCGCTGGTCGAATGCTAGGGTGTCGGAGGCGAACGGAATCCATTCGGCCACGCGCACGCCGAGCTTCGCGTCCTTCTCGTAGACGATGTTGGTTGCGGACACGCCGTACCACACTGCCTCGTGCATGGCGCGGAACAGGTCGCTGCGCCGGGGGATGGCATTCACGATGTCGGCGATGCGGGCGGCGAGTTGCTGCGTGCGAGGGTTGTCATCATCGTCCGCGGTCACAGACCATTCAAGGCCAGCGAGGGTAACGAGGAGGGAGCGCAGGACACCTTCGATGTCCGCGTCCATCCGCATCATGGCCTGATAGTTGACATCCAGGCGGTACGCGAGGCTGCTGTTTCGCAGCATCAGGGACGCGGTACGGAAGTACGACCGCTGCACTTCCACGGGCAGGGCAAGCGGCCCGGTGGGTCCGCGGCTCGTGGGCGCGGGCAGGGGCTTGCGCGGCCGGCGTGCGGGCGGAAGGCCAGCGCCCGGAACGGCGTTCGGCATGAGTGGATTGCTGTGCTGCTGGTCTGCCATTAGGATTGCCCTGCGTATACGAGTGCCGTCAGATCGGCAACGGTCACACGTTCAGTCTTGCCATTGGGGTAGCGAAGCAGCTCCGTGGTGACGAAACGACCGTCCGGTCCAGGCGCGCTCTGCGAATCGCTGACGGAGTAGCCCATCTGCTTGAGAGCCGCCTGCTGCTCGTCGATGTTGAGCCGCCGCGGGTTCGCGGGCAGCTTGATGTCGTGCTTCTTCTCCGGCTTCCACTCGCGGGTCGGCTTGGACTTTTGCCGCCTAGAAGTCGGCGCTGCTTTCTTTGCGGGCGCGGGCTTGTCATCGGAGCCACCGCTACCGGGCTTGCCGCCGCAGTCGTTCCCAGGCTGAAAGCCATCCGGGCCGATGCCGCAGTTGTCGAACAAGGCGCGACGGGCAAAGATGCCCAAGCGGTTTTCGATTTCCTCTCGCGTGGTCATGGGTGGGAGTCTACCGCGTCACCCGAACATCCTTCGCTTCGGACCACGCGATTCAAACATCCGCGTGGGCGTGGTATTGACGGTGACCACGCCGCCTTGGCTCACGACCGTGCCGCTGGCGGCCGCGTTGCAGAGGTCCACCACAACGTCCACGGTGTCATCGTGCGACCCAGCAGGGAACGACAGCAGCTCGTCCAGCACCACGCGGAAGTCGGGCGCGGCTTGGCCGTTCGCAGCCTGGGGGAAGTGGAGGCGGCCCTGCTCCACGAAGGGCTGCGCCCCGGCGGCGCGGAGGTGCTTGTCCGCCCCGCGCTCCACGGGGATAACGGGTTGACGGCAGCCCATGCGGAATTGGTCGAATACGCCCTTCTGCGGCCCGTTGGCCTCCGCGAGAACCAGTTGGCAGCCCCGGCGCTCCACCAGTTCCTTGGCCATGCGGGCGAAGTCCGGGAAGGACTCGCGCACGCGCAGGATGTCGGTCAGGTACAGGTTGCGGTTGTAGTCCACCTCGCCCACGATGCAGACGGAGTAGTCGGGATCGTCGCGCTCCTGACGCTTGCGGCCGTACCCCCAATCGATGGCGGCGATGGTGCGCGAACCCGCGTGGTTGCCATCGTGATAGCGCACCCACTCGGGCCGGAACACGAGAAGGTCCGAAGACAGCGGCACAAGCTCGTAGGCGCGGGCGTAGGCCATCGGCCCCATCTCGCGGCGGTTGCGGTTGAGCAGTTCGGCTGTAAAGACTTCGGGCCACGGGCTTTCCAAGCCACGGCACGGCCGGCGCAGGAGTGTGCCGTTCTCCTCGCACTCGCGCCGCCATTGGGCGGTGATGTCATCCGTGTGGAAGGGCGTGGCCGTGCGCCAAATGCGCGCCGGGTGCTTGGCGGACGGGTCCAGCATGGGCAGCCAAATGTTCGCCATCGCCTCCTTGACCTGTTCGCGGAGTGCGGGTTGCAGTACCGCGTTGCGGAGGTCGCAGATGTCATCGGGCCACAGGATGTCGGCGCGGCCGCCCGTGCGGCCGAAGATGCCGGAGGCTTGCACGGACGGGTCGCGGCGGGCGGGTAGACCGGGGGCGGTCACGCTCCAGGCGGTCACGGTGTCCTCACCGGGCTTGAGGGCAACGTGGGGGAACACGGCCCGGTACAGGGGGCTACGGATGATGTCGCGCAGGAAGCGGCTCGTGGCGCTGGCGGCCTCGTCGTTGGACCCGATGAGCTTGAACCGGGTAGCAGGGCGGCGGCCAAGCCACCACGCGGCAAGGTAGGTCAGGCTCGAGGTCTTGCCGTGGCCGCGGGGCAGCTCGGCGTACCAGCGGTGGTGGGTCGTGGCGTGAATCAGCAGTTCGCGTTGCAGTCCGCTGATGGGCTTGCCGATGAGCAATGCGATAAAGGCCGCCGGGTTCTCCCGTGCGGCCTCCACGGCCTGGGTCGCGGTCAGGGCTTGCGCTTGGGCTTTCGGCACGGCTTGGGGGATTCTGCCGGGGCCACGCCGGCGATGGAGCGGGCCACGGCCTCAAGCGCCCCGTCCGCCATGTCAATCAGGGCCACGTTCTCGGTGGCCGTCCCCGAATCCAGCCGCGCCATCCGGTCCTCCTGCACGGCGGCTTCGATGGACAGCCGCTCTAGGATGGCAAGGGTCTGCGTGGCGCGCATGATCTCGCGGCGAGTGCTGGATTGGTCGGCGAGGATCTGCGCTGCCCGGTTCACGGCGGCGCGCTTGACCACATCCGGGATCTGCCATCCCTCGCGGATGGCGCGCATCCACAGACGCGGCGCGTCCGCACTTTCCCCTTTCCCCGTTGATTGATCGGGCATCTTGGCCTCCGGTGGCATCTTACACTTCCTCGCGGGTTGCCGTCTGCCCGGTCAGGGTTTCCCACCGCTTCACGATGACATCGCAGTACGCGGGGCTGATCTCCATGCCGTAGCAGGCGCGGCCGAGCTGCTCGGCGGCGATCAGGGTCGTGCCGCTGCCGAGGAAGGGGTCATATACCAAACCCTGCGGTGCGGTGCTGTTTCCTATGAGGTAGGCAAACATTGCCACGGGCTTCATGGTTGGGTGTTCCTCGTTTCGGCGCGGCTTCTCAAAGTTCAGCAGGGTGGTTTGCTTCCGGTCGCTGTACCAACCGTGCGCTGCGCCATCCTTCCACCCGTACAGGCAAGGTTCATGCTGCCACTGGTAGTCCTGCCTGCCCATGACTAGGACATCCTT